AGCAACAAGATTTTTAAGCAATACACCTAAATTCTGCGCCCACTCGTCAAGCGTTCCGTCCTGCTCCCATTCTGCCAGCTGATCGCTGACATCTTGCAATACCGACTTTACTTCTCCGAAAGCGCCCTCGCCCATTTTACGCATAAATTCGGACAGATTATCCAGCAAGGTACTGAGCATACCATGCATAGTCTGTGACTGCTTTTCCATCATTCCCGCAAACTTTCCGTTGCCTGTTGTAAGCCCAGTTATAGCCTTGTTCAGATCGTCTATGCCGACCTTGCCTGCGGAAACCATCTTGGAAAATTCTTCACCTGTCACGCCTATGCTTTCGGCAAGTGCTGTCTGAAGCGGTACACCTGCCTCCGCCATCTGCATAAGTTCTTCGCCTGTAACCTTGCCCTTTGCAAGCATCTGACCGTAGGCAAGTGTTATTCTGTCCATTTTTTCAGCATTACCACGTGCGAGATCTCCGAGCTTTGTCATAGTATCGATAAGATTGCTTTCGTCCACGCCATAGCTCATCAGAAGCGAACCGCCGGAGATTACGTTTTCAAGCGTAAGCGGCGTTTTTGCGGCAAAGTCCCGCATTTTCTCTATCATTGCTGTTGCTTTTGATGCAGAACCGAGCATAACTTCAAGCGAGGTTGTATACTGCTCCATTTCGTCATTCGAGCCTATCAGCAGTTCACAAAGCTTTTTACCGCCGTAAGCCGCAATAAAGCCGGTTATCAGCGTTTTCATCTTTTTCATCTCATCGGAAACACCGGAAACGCCTGACTTCTGCTTTTTCAACTCGCTTGTGGTTTCTTTCAGCTCGGTTTTCAAGTCGATCTGTTCAGCTTTAAGTTGTGCAGCTCTGGTGCGTGCCTTGTCAATCTCCTTTTCAAGCTCTGCCATCCGGGCTTTCTGTTCTTTTGTAACTGTGCCGTTTTCTTTCTCGGCTGTTTTCAGCTGATTGAGTTCTTTTTCGTACTCCTTAGCTTTTTTGTTTGTGTCTGCAACGGCTTGCTTATTGAGTTCAAGGGCTTTGTTAAGCTCGGTGAGCTGGGCTTTTATTTCCTGTACGCCCTTAGAAAATTTTGTACTGTTTGCCCCGAAATTCGCAGTAAGTTCCTGTGCCATTATTTTTTACCTCCCTTTTCCCACAGTTCTTCTATTTCATCACGGAAGCGGTTTTCCGCAAGCTCCGTGATTGCTTTCTTCTTTGATATAAGCGCCGCTCTGATGTGCGAGTATGCCTGCACAGCGCCTATCTTTCTGCCAAGCTTATCCTTGCCGCCTTTCTTGCGGCTCTTTTTACCCGGTCTGCCAAACTCTATAATCACGCTTTCAGGATGTGCTTTAATTGTAGCTGTGTCATACCCGGCTTTTACCTTGTACAGCTTGCCTGTTTTTGTTATCTGCTTCGTCAGCAATCCGCTGAGCTTTGTCGGAGATCCGTCTTTATTCGACCTGCCCTGCAGCATTCGCCGTTCTTCGTCTATCAGTTCATCGCCGACTTCTTCAAGAATTTCGGGGATGATTTTGTTGTTCAGCTTGCTATCCATTTCGTTTACTACTTGAATGAGATCTTTAAGGTCCATTCCGGATAAATCAAGAGTAAATAAATCATCGGACATTTTATCGCTCCTTTCAGAAATTTGGGTATAAAAAATCCACCCCTTTCGGAGTGGATGATTTATTCAGTTTTGGGCTTAATCTCTCGTTATATTTCCATCAACTGCTTTTTCTTTGCATTATATTCTTCTTCGGTTATTGTGCCGTCATCAAGCAGTTTTTTGTACTTTGCTATCTCATCTGCCGCACTTATAGCCGAAGCAGGAGAGGCATTTTTGCTTTCATTGTCCGCAATCATAGCCGTAAACAAAGCACTGGCTTTTTCAGCACAATCCTTCATCGTGTTATATGTAAAAGAATCTGCTTTAGTTGCGGTATTAATGAAGTTTATTCTTTCAAGTGTGCCGTCTTTCAGATACACATTGATATATAGTGCCGTAACAACAGTTACCCGTTTTGCTGTTGAAGCTCCTGCCACCGCTCCAACACCGCCGAATAGTAATCCACCGGCAACAGCCCTTGAAAATGCGCCTTTTCCTTTAACAGTGTTGTCATTTACAACAAGCTCATAGTCAATTACTTCGTTGAAGTTGTGAATTTTAGGCTCACCAAAATAGTTTTTTACCCACCAGACAGATTTATTTTTATCTACTTTAAGATCGCCCAATTCATCTGTGACTTTGTAACCACTTTCTTCAATATACTGTTCGTTTTGTTTGCTACGTTTTATTAAGCGATAAAAGCAATAGATGCCTGCCGCACATATAAGCAGCATAATCAAAATAAGTATACCATTCACGGTATTAGTTGCAGAATCAGTAGTCAACAATTTCAAATACATAAGTATTTCCTCCTTTTCTGCCTACATTATACAGCAAGCGGAGAACATTGTCAATACTGCACGAACACACCGCAATCGCCGTTGAGTATCTCCTGCTGAAGCAGATACACCGCATTTATCAGCGACACCACCATATCGACCTTGCCTGCGGAACGCTTTTTGTTAACGTATTTATTTAAATTCGTGTCCTCTGTACAGCGGGCGTTGCTGAAGTTAATTTCAAGCAATTCGTTCTTTGCGAAAACGACATTTCCTGTGAGTATCTGTTCTTTGAGCCACTTTGTCGGAGCGTGGAGTACGCTTGAATGCTGTCGTATCTCTACGCACTCTATCGGATCATCGGCGCTTTCGAGCTTCTGCACTGTGGAGAGCGCATTCCAACGGTCGAAGCCGAGCTGAGCTATTATAACGCCGTACTTTTCTTTCAGCGTCAGTATGTAATTCTCGACAAAGCCGTAGTCTATGATATAATCGCCGCACGCAAAGCAATCACCGTTTGCAATATGCGTCTTGTAATTAACATGTTCCTTTACCGATTTTTCCTCAACCTTTTCGGCAGGAACAAATGCTACCACTTTAACATATATCTTGCCCTCGTGATAGCATATCATAGCGAGCGCTGTGTTATCCTCAGTCTGAGAGAGGTCAAGTCCGAGATAGACTATCTTACCCCGCCAGAATTCGTCAGGCACGTCCTGCGAGCAGTTCTGTATGGCTATAAGGTCAACATAACCCTCACTGCCTACGCCCTTATACTGAATATTACAGTGCTTGCAGAGAAAGTTCTCACGCTTGTTTTCATATAGCACGGCAATCTGACGACTGTCCTTAAGCTCCGAGAACAGATCTGCATTATCCACAGCTACAGGGTTCGACTGTAAAAGCACGCTATCATTCGTCTTCCAGTCTGGGACGATCTCTATATCAGGCTCATACAACAGTGCAAAATATTTCTTACCGGAGATGTACACCCCGTCAAGCTGTTTCTTTGCTATGTCGATTTCGTCCTTTAATCCGTTATCATCATTCGGGTACTGTGTGGAAATAAGTATTCCGAGCTTGCTTTTAAGGTTAATCTGTGAAGAACGCATTGCTTCAATAGGATAGCTGTCCATTGCGCCAACCTCATCGGCAAGAAACAGGTGAGCCAGTTTACCGTCAAGTCCATCTTTACTATAAGCAAGCGGAGTATACTCCGTATCACACATCAAGCATCTGATCTCGGACCGCATAACCTTGAAATGCTTTTCAAGCAGCGGAGAGGATTTTATAATTTTCTTGATAGCTACTTTCAGCTCGCTCGACAGCTTTAAGTCGGGAGCTACAGAGAACAGACGGGAAAAGCGTGGCAGTGTCAGCATACCGATGATGAATATTACCGCCGCTGTGAACGTCTTGTAGTTCTTTCGGGCGATTTCGAGCAGTCCCGTGCTGTAATACAGCTTCCCGTCTGTTTTCGTGCAAAGCACCGCATATATAAAAAGCAGGCTGTAATCTTCAAGCGATGAGTACATATCACGGCCTAAGTCCGGGTGCTGTATGGCTTTGAGCAATGCGGTTATTTTGTTCCATTCCTGAACATCTACATAACCGTCATCGACAGCTTTAAGCCATTCGGCGCACTGTTTTCTGACGTATCTTCCGACCTTACCGGAGCTGTCCTGCGATGCCCACACGGCATATTTGTACGCACGGCTGTTTTTAATCGTCATACTGCACAAACCTCTCTGTCGGGGCTTTGTACCCCATAAACGTTGCGTAGTCGTTCCATCTGTCCGTTATTTCGTACAGCGTGGAATATGTGAATTCATCCTCTGTCCGTCCCATAATATCTATAAACAGACTGCGTAGCTTCTTGAAGTCGGGCTTTTCTTCTGTCGGCTTACTTCCCACTATCGGCGCAGGAAGTGCGGCGGTCGTAGCGGCAAGCACCCTGTCCTGCAGGTATTCCTGCGACAATTCCTTTATCATATATGCCACTATCTCGGAACGTTTTACAGGGTCGGCTCCCAGTTCATCAAAGCAACATCTGAGCCCTGCTCTGATGTAGTCAAGCGGCAGAGGGAATGTCAGTTCAAACGGGCTGATGCCCTTTTCTTCCGCTTCTATAAACGCTTTTATGTCATATCGCAGATATAAAGTATCTGTGATGTAAATTTTCTTGTTTAAAAGTTCTGTGAACATTGCATTTTCTCCTATAATCTTATAAATGACTATTGACATTTTTGCTGTATTGAGATATAATATTGATAGTAGATGTAATGTCTATGAAGGAGAGATGAACCTCTGCTATTTTGGCGGGGGGGCATCTCTTTTTTTATATCTGCTTATACCTGATTACTCTTATATCGCTCTCAGATTTTACAATCATTATATCTACCTCTATATCTCTGTGCCATTTCATTCGCTTTTCAATAATGCCGAGCAACGTTTTTTCTTCAACGTTAAACTTTCTGCAGTCAAGCATTGCTCCTCCGGGATTTCCCGATATTTGATTTATGCCTTTTCGCAAAGCGCTGTTAGCGGCTTTTTCGGACGAAAGACTTTTCAAATCCCAAAGTTTAGAATTCCATATATAATCGGGTGTTTTCACGTGGCTTTGATTTTGCTCGTTCAACAAATGTATATCTCCGCCCATTTTATTATGTAACCACTGTGCGAAAGCGATTTCTTCTTTATGTGCCTTAGAATTGTAACTATCATCATACGTTAATGAGCCCTCTCCCGGAGTGGCTCTATTTTTATATTCCTCTGTAACATCAATATACTGCTTTCCGAATGTAAAACGACCTGTTACAGGGTCGTGGTTTTCATTATGCCTTAGCAGTATCCCTATTTCTTCAAGGCATCTAAGCTCCATATCGGCAAGAAACGGGTCGTAACTGTTGCTGCGGCATAATTCAAGCAGTTCTATGTATCTTAATATTAGCTCCATTTTTCACCTGTAGATAATTTTCGGGGCAGTTTCCCGCCCCGTCATATCTGTACTTTTTTTTACACTTTAGCTACAATAATGCCTGAAGCGGTCGCAAACCATGCGTCAATGCTCGTCTTGTCTGTAACGGGATCAAGACCCTTTACGCAGTACATATCAACGCCTGTGTTGATAAGCGCCTTGTAGTTTGCCTGCAGTGCAAGGCTATTGAATGTTACGCCGTTCTCATCAGTCGTCTGTACGTTCTCGCCCTGTGAAGTGAACTTGCACTTGGGGAACTTATACAAGTTTATCTTGCCGTCTGATGTCATAGTGCTGTAGATGCACATTACATCGGGTACAACATCGTCTTTGCCGCTTTCAAGCACGCCTGTTGACGTATTTACCTTTGCGCCGAAAAGTGCCACCTCATCGGCAGTGTTGGTGTTTACGATTGTTACGTCAAGCGTACCGCCTGCCTTAGCTACATAGCTGTCAACCTCAACGCCGCTCGCATACTGCGATGCGCTGTTCATCTTAGGAGTGTACTTTGTTGTGATAAGTATATCCTTGATCTCGGTCACGTCACCGTATGCCAGTGTATCGGCGTTATCCGTTGTCAGCGGTGCATACGCAAAACGCTTTGTGCATACAGCCGACTTACGATCTGTACCCTGTATTACTTTTGCCATAGTTATGTCCTTTCCTCATAGAGCGTAAACTCCATGACTAAAATTTTTCTGTTGGGATAAACATCAAACTGCGACAGATCGGTAGTGCCGGTAAATATACCGCCTACATTCTCTATCGCCGTCTGCGTTTTGTCATACAGCTCAATGTCTGCCTGTGGCGAAAATACGCTCACAGACAACGCATACTGCCGTATATTTGCCCTGCCGGAGCTGAAGAACGTATCTCTGTACGATAAATTGTACACCGCATACTTCTCCGGCTCTTCGCCGTCCTCAAACTCAGGCATATAGCTGTAAAAATGCTCAAATACCGCCGAGAGTGCCGAATCAATCTTTTCTGTTATCATTGTCAGCCTCCTCTCGCCAGTATCAGCTTTATATGCAGGTCGCTGTCGGCCGCTCCGGTTGTTTCGACGTGATACCGCCTTCCGTCAATCTGTACGACCGACTGACCGCTGTATTCACGTCTCCACATATACACCGTAAGTTCCGACTTGTATCCTGCCGTTTCGGCGGCATATTTTGCCGTTACGCCAGGCTCGGAAACCTTTGCGTATACGGCCTTTACCGCCCTGTCCGCTTTGCCCTGCGAGCCGTTTTTCTGCTCGGAGGATATGAGCGTGATTTTTCTGTTAAATGTCATTCTCATTCACTCCGTTCAGCAGATTTACGCTGTGCAGGGCGAGTATCTGAGCGGTCACGGAGTTCTGCGACGCTCTGTCGGACGAGAAGTCACGGGAGGAATACATATCGTTTATAAGCACTAAGTAAGCCACCGTGATGTCTTCGTATTCGTCTATCTGAGTATCATCAAGCCCCGTATAGCCCTTGATATAGGATTTCGCCGCTCCGGCACAGATTTCAAGCATTCCGTCCTCGTCATCGCTGACACCGCAGAATGCTTTAATCTTTGCGCTTGTTACCTCGCTTAGCTTCACTTTTCTCCTCCTTGTCTACAGGCACTATGTACCCGCAGGAGAGCAGGTCGTTCAGCACAGGACCGGCGGGAAGCTCACGCTCCTCGCCCTTTGCCATGCTAACGGTGCCTGAAAAGTTGGTCGTTGCCTTTACTGTCATAGGTTATTAGCCTCCTGCCTTCTTCATCTTAAGGGCGGCTATCTTCTGAGCGTTCTCGACCTTTGCGTCAATCTCCACCCATGCGATAACGCCGACAGCGTGCTGTGTTGCGTACTTTTCGTTAAGTATCTGGATAGACACATCTTCGGAGGTCTTAACGGCAAGACCACTCATATCGCCGTAGTAGATAGCAGTCTTCTCAGACGCAATAGCCGATACGCTGTCTGTTGTGTATACGGGCTTGCCGAAAAGCGTATAGCCCCACTTTGCCGTTGCATCGGGATTAAGGATATATCTGCCCTCATTGTCCTTTAGCTTTCTTATAGCGGTTCTTGTAGCCTTGTTCATGATCCAGCAGGCATTGTCCTGATATACATCAGGTATTGTTTCCTGCAGGTCGATAAGCTCATCTGCTGTGATAGCTGTCGCCGATGCGGTCGTTACCATCTGTGTAACACCTGCGGCAAGACCGTCTATCTTGCTTGCTGTGCCGTTGATAAGCTGGTTTTCGATCCACTTTGCTGCCGCAATCGAAACCTCGTTTATAACGTAAGAAACGATGTCAAACTGCGAGTTGTTGATAAGGCTTCTTGAAACCTTTGAGAGTGCGCCTGCAAGATAGCCCTTGAGTTCAATGCTGAGGAACTTACCCGATGTGCTTGCAAGGTCCGTAAACTCTGTAGCATACGCCATTGAGATAGCCTGCGTTTCTTCGTCGTAGTAGGGAATTGAGAGAGTGCCAGCAAGCGTGTATCTTGTTGCCATCTGATAAATAGGGCAGATGGTGATAACCTTACGGATTATCTTGTTTGCGATAGTCGCAGGGATAACTGCGCCGTTATCGCCCTTTGTCAGATTGACATCTTCTCTTGTTTCGACTATCTGGCCTGTACGCAGATAATTTTCGAAAGCTCTTGTCTCTGCCTGCTCCTTGTCGGTTGCTGTGCCGTCAACCTTTGCGGAGTTCAGATTAAGAGCGTTCTGCTCCTCGATTGAGCGGATTGTCTTGTTCAGTGCTTCGACTTCCGCCTTCTTAGCGTCATAGTCTGTCTGCTCCTCTGTTGTCATCGCTCTTGTTTCTGCTGTAGCCTTATCGCAGAGCGACTTCATATCGGCGATAAGAGCATTTCTCTTTTCGATGAGTGCTTTTAAATTCATACTGTTTCCTTTCCGCCGGATTATTCCGACATAAGCTGCAAAATTTCTATTTCCTTGCTGTAATCGGGGATAAACTCCCGGATTTCGTCTGTTACTTCGACCGTATCATTTCCGGCACTGCGCTGTTCCGTCACGGTCGTTTCTTCGCCTCTTGTTTCTATTGACGTGGCGATATATGCGGGATTGCGGTTGAGGATTGACACCTCGTGCAGTGTCAGCCCCGTAATCATTCTGCGCTGTACACCCTCGTCACACGGCTCAATGTGCGCCTGTGCTCCCGAAAAGCCGAAGCTCCACCCTGTCAGATGTCCTGCTCTCGCCTCTGCGATCACTTCTCTGTCGGTGATGTCGGCTTCTGCGTGAAGTCCTATGCAGTCCTCACGCAGTTTAAGCGTTCCGTCTGTAGTGTCAAGCACCTTGCTGTGATTGAACCTCAGTTCGACCTTTGGATGATCCTTAAGGCTTTTCGCAAACGTACCGCTTACGATACGTTCGACAAACGGCGTTGTCATACCAGGTGCCATTGACGCAGGCAGCTGTTTACTGTCACGCTCGACAGCGTTTACATATCCGCTGATGTGCATAAGATCAGCGGAGCGGATTTCGATTTTCATTTTTATCACTCCTTTCTGTGTTGTGGGTATAAAAAAGCACCCGTTAAGGTGCTTCATTCCGATATTTGATTAGTTGTCACTCAATAACAACCTTGTTTTCTACCTTCTTGTATGCGTCAAGATACCACTCTTTTTTATCGCCGTTATATGTAAGCTCATAATACATACCGTCGGGAAGAGTGCTTGAAAGCAAGTATTTCCAGTTCTGAAGAGTTTTACACTTCCACACTGTATAAACATCAAAATCAGGTTTTGCGACTGATTTGTCTAAATGTTCTTCTATGTAGTTTTTTGCAATTTTTATTGCTTTTTCATCCATGATTCTCCGTCCTTTCTGTTTTGTGCATAAAACACCACTAGAAATGCTTCATTAAAGATGTAAACATTCTATTCCATATTCAACACAGCAGTCGTGTTCTATTCGGCAGCCTCTTGCATCTTCCCACCCGGGACAGAACACCGCAACATCTGCTCCGGAAAGAAGCTCAAGCGATTTACCGAGAAACCACAGCGGCTTTGCATCAGTAGGGGCAGACTGAAAGAACGAATCAATTACTTCAACATCTTCCCCGTAAAGTTCTTTTGCTTTACTTATGGTTTTATGCCTTTCCTTAGTGATTTCCGTGTCTGTTTTGCCTCTCATAGGCTGTGAGATAAATACTTTCATTTTTATTTTCCTTTCTCCAATTGATTTTGGGTATAAAAATACCGCCCTTTTTAAGAGCGGTAAAATTATTAAGTTTGGTTCTGATTTGCACCGAACTTCACAAAAAACGGCTGTTTTTGCAAAGTTTGTGTTCAAGTCAAGTGCAATTGATTGCACACGGGTATAAGAAAACCGCCCTTAAAGAGCGGCTAAAAATAACAATTTCAAGTTTTTTCTTCGGCCCTTTTCGCCTTTAAATTTGGCGGAAGGTCATCAGGGGTTATAGATAAAAAATATTTAACAAAATCTTTTAATGTTGCTTCCGGACTATTTTTACCAAATGCAAGCATTTCTTTTTCTACCCCATACGGTTTAGGTGCTTCAAGCACACACAAAAAATCGCTATATGTATGATGATTTCTTCTTGTTTCTTCATCGCACGGGGAATCTACAATTTCGGGAATGCTTTCAGAAAAACGGTCTATAATATATTTCTGATATTCCGTCGTATATTTATCGTAATTAATTATTATTTTCTCCACTAATCTTCCTCCCAAGCTCTATAAATCGTGATGCCACCTTCTCCGTCGGATTCTACGAAATATCTAATTCCATTTTTGCTTACTAAATCTGTTTCACCTTTTTTTGAACCCGGATTCAAAGAATTAAACTCACTGCACACCTTGTTGTATTCTCTCTCGTCAAGTTGTATGCCTTTGTGATTTCTCTGCGGTGACGGTGCATATTTTGTTTTAGCCTGCGGCTTGTAAACCGTTGTTACCGTGCCGTCATCGTTGACCGTAACGGATTTGATCGCACCGCCGTCCTTCCTTGCAAACCGCCCTTTTTCATCATGCTTATCATTGTGTCTCTTTTCTGTTATTATATCACCCTCATCGCCGCTTTGCAAGCCTGCATCATCAATTTTAGCGTGGCTGTCGGTGTTCGGTGTGTATATCTGCTTTGTTTTCGGATCATAAAGCACATCGTTAAGCCCGAGCTTGATAAAGTCAAGTCCGAGCGGCGCAAGGTTTTCCTTGAAGCGTATTTCGTCCGGCTGTAAGAAGTTTGCTGCAAGACCTATCTGATACGCCTGATAGCGTGTCAGAATATCAGCCTTGAGCAGTTCAGAAGTATCTATGACAAAATACTTACTATGCTTTTCTTTCTCAAGCAATAACGCCCTGTTAAGCGCCATTTCAAGCGCAGAAACAACAGGCAGTACGGCTGTCCTTATGCTGTTGATATACGTTCTGTCATCGGCTCTGCCCGACAGCACATCGGGAGATAAGCCAAATAGCATTGCTATCTGCTCTGCATTTGTCACCTTGTTCTGATTTAACTGCATCTCAACGGCGGTGGAGCTGCTTTCCTTGAAGTCGAGCCCGTTCTGCAGTATCATCATACCGTCACCGTTGTTGCTATAAAGCTTTCTCCATGCTTCCCGTATAGCCTGCATCGCTGGCTCGTCTACTCTGTGCTCTGTGCGCAGAAAGCCCTTCTTGTTACCGCCTCTGCGGCTCATCGACTTTTCAAGCTGTAACAGCATATAGCTTGATGTCAAGAGCGTGGGATTCTCGGCAAGTATGCTTACTCCCTTTCCTCCGTCAACGCTGTTGCGACTGAGAATGACGAAATCCCACGGGTTGTACACTCTGCCGTCAACGAGCATACGGAGCGTCTTATAGATAGCGTCGGAATTTTTCTCAACACTTACAGCACTGTCACGGACGTATCGGAGAGTTGAAACCTCATTTCCGCTCCGCTCTATGTGCATATATCCAGTTCCATCAAGGAGCATATCACGGATAACCGCACGCTTTATTTCTGTCGGGTTCAGAGTATCGCCCGATTCTTCGTTCAGCAGATACAGGCGGTTATCCTCTGTGATTTCCGCTGCTGTCTGAACTTCATCGTTGCTGTTATACAGCCTTATCGGCAGGCTTGCTATTGTGCCGGCTATAAAATTAACAGCCGCTGAAACCGCAGGGATCTCAAGCGCCTGTTCTCTCGTTATATTGCTTATCTGCTTTAGTCCGAAAGTTACTTCAATATCAGTGCCTTCAGTGTCACGTCTGAATATCTTATCAAACAGCCCCATTATTCTCACCTCCCTGTAATATCTTCATCAAAGCGTCATCTTCGGGCTTTTCCACCTGCTTCGGTATTGCTCTGATAGCGGAAAGCACCGTCCAGCCGTTTTCCTTTTCAATGTCGCTCATCATTTTTCTTTTCGTCATGATTTTGTCGTCGCATTTCATCGACTGTGTGATAAGGCTTGTGTATGCCTTTGTAAACTTGATTATTTCACCGCTGTCAAGCTCTTCCTTGTCCTGCTGTTCTTCAAATGCGGCGTTCAATTTATCGGCGGTCTGCCGTATTACAAGCATATCCGTTTTCACTTGCTCGATTTCCGATACAAGCTCACAATAACGGTTTATCCCTGCCGAATAAAGTGCGTCGTCTTTTCCGACAACTTTAAGCAGCTTCTGGATACGCTGAAATTCTTTATGTGCCGTTTCGTTTTCTCGCACCTGCTTAAACTCTGTCAGCTTCTTTCCGGTAAGCTGTCCCAGCTCCGCATTTTTACGGCTTTCCTTTTCTTTCTTTGTTCTGTGCCCTGCACAGTTATCTATTGTTTTTGCTCCTCTGGGCATATACTCACTCCTCTCAAAGTCATATCGGGAATATATTGTGTAAAGAGGTGGCGGTCAGATGTCAGACCGGGACCCCTCAAAAATCGCAAGGGTAGGGGGGTACACTATATATTGTGGTGTATAGTATCGTACCACTATATGTTGTGGTGTGAAAAATCGACGGTACAAGTCATAGTTGCCAGTTCATGCCTGCTGATACGCCCACGTTCCGCCGCCTCGTGATGATAGCGGCACAGCGTTATAAGGTTATCGTTATCAAGCCTGCGGTCATAATCGACCTTTAGCGGTACGATATGATGCACAGACAGGTCCGTGCTGTTGATAACGCCTGCCGACAGACACACCCTGCAGCAATGACCGTCACGCTCGAGTATTTCATCAGCTTTTCTGCGCCATATCTTGCGGTTACGAAACCTGTCGACTTCGCTGTCCCGTATCTTCTGTGTATACTTTATCCCGGCTGTGCATTCACCGGGCTTGTGGATCTTGCCACATCTCGAACAAGCTTTTAACATAAATTTAAGATATAAGAAAAGCACCCTTTGCAGAGTGCTTGAAGTATTCGTCACCGTCCGCACGAAAGAATCAGAAGAGCGGACGGCTCGACTAAGAAAAAGGAGGTCCAATGGATACTCTTGTACGCATAATTGATAGAAAAGGTGACCTGGCGGCTTATTAGCCGCTCCTCGGTCACTACGCTTTCGCTTCTTTTCTATCGTAATCATATCACACTCTTTATGTGTATTTCAATGGTCAATTATTTTACTTACTTCCGAGAGTGCCCGCCCGTGTAATCTATACAACCATCTAAGTTCTATGTTCTGCATAACAGCTATCTGTTCCCAACGGTTACAGTTTATGTACCGTGCTATTAGTATCAGCTTTAATCGCTCGTCAGCCACTGCCGATATAGTATGCTCTATCTCAGCCTTGACACGGATAAGCTCGTCTATCTCTGCGTTTATCTCTTGCTCCAGTGTTGCAATTTTTGCAACAGCCATACCCACTTTGTCTGATACCCCGCTACTGTGTCCACCACCCGATGACGGCGATATGTTGGTAGCAAGCTCCCGAAGCTGTCGCTGCTGATCTATCTTTTGATTTATGCGTATGTTGATAAGGTGATAGCGTGATAGGTATTCTTTAGCGGTCATTGGGGTGCTCCTTTTCCAGCACTGCCTCATCGCAAAAATCTTTTGCAGGACAGGATTTGCAGCATTCTGCTATCGGCTCTTCACAGTAAAATCCGCATTCTTTCACCAATGCAATTCTGTCTTTCGGATCTGACCAGTCCATTTCTGTTTTTCCCTCAGCGTAATACTTGTCCATTTCAGGTGCTCGGCTGACTTCAATATCACAGAAATTTGCGCCTTCACAGCGACTTGTGCATAATGCGAGCGCTTTTGCTTTACCTCGTGTTTCGGCGTAAACAACTGCAGAAGCTGTTTCATATTTTTCATTTACAATCCAGGCTTTCATGTTTCCTCCTTAGGCGCTTCTGGAAGCGGCATCCAATGAGTAACCCGTGCACACCCTCTATGGATAAAATGATCGATAGACCAATATCCTTTATCGATGTTTCGTATTCCTTTTTGTGACACAGTGCATACTAACACCTCATCCTGATCCGGCGGAAGCTTGTCCTCACACTTTGTCCACTTCGGTATTACTTGCCCACAAAACAAGCAGGTTTCGGTTGCGGGTCTGCGTTTAGTCATTATTTATCTCCTTTGTCCGTCTTTTTTGTCCATCTTTGCCCCGCAGTTAGGGCAGTACGGATGTGGATAATCGTCAAGGTCATTGTCGGGGTGCAAGCAACAGCTGCACACTCGATCGTGAAAATACCCTACTTCCCAGCACCCGTGTCTTACTGGTTCGACATCAGCCGCAGGTATGCAATCTACAGCATAATAAATATCTGCCGCAATGTTCATAGGGCAAGTTTCATCTCCTGCTATATCGTTCATAATTTTTGACAATACTTCACGCTTAATATACTCTGTCATTTTCAACCTCCTCCATATTCACGACAGACAAGCTGTCCGCTTTTCTGTCTTTAAGCTCAAGCACATAATACCAGCCTCTTATCTTGCTGTAACGGGATATAACACCGCTTATTGTGTATTCGGCGGTTATTCCTCCGTGTGTATGCCTTACGGTCTGACCGCTTAACATAGCCTGCTGAACTTCGTCTATCGTCATTTCAGCACCTCGACCTTGATATATATTCCGGGATTTGCCGCCCAGAACTTTTCGCATATCTCGCTTGCGACAAGCGCATCGTCAGTCCAGAAACCGCAAACAGTCATGCAGTCCTTCAGCATTTTTTGAAGATTGTCGGTATCTGGCTTCGTTATACGATACTCTCCGTCTTTGTGCTGTTCTTCTTTCGGGAACAGCCACTTTGTCGTCAGCCTTACGCCCTTTTTATACGGCTTGTCGGGTTTATGCCGAGAAAGGTACGCTGTCAGTTTAGCCTTCGCCGATCTGACTTCGGGCGGATCATAGAATATCGGCTTGCCGTGAGAAACCGTTACTTTGTGTTCCTGTGCCGTTACCGTAGGCGGTATCATCGGCATAAAAAATTCAGTCTTCATCATCGGCCTCCTCAAAATCTACACCGTGCCATTTGCGAGTTGTGCCGTCATATATCACTGCGCCCGACTGTTTGACTATATCCCAGACATACTTAAGAACTTCCGGCTGTTTGACGAGCCACCAGAGTGTCCTTGCTTTTCTGTAATCAAAATCCTCATCGGGAATCTTGTGAAACAGCGGCGGCATTTTTTTAGCTGCCTCGATTATAGCTTGTCTTGCTTTGCTTGTTTTTGCCATTTAAGTTTGCACCTCCTCGTGTGCGTCATTATTCAAAATACTTTCTGTCGGGCTACCTCTGCCCCGACAGAAGTATTGTTTATAATAATAGATTTTCCCTGACAGTGAAAATCTCGATAATTCACCGACTTTTTCACTCTGTAGGGAAAGTGAAAATTCTCGACTTTTTCACTGACAGTGAAAGAGAAAATCACCGAGATTTTCCCTCGCAGTGAAAGTTTTCACTTCGACTTTTTCCCTACCTCGTTATCGTCGATCCAGAAACCGCCATGCTCTTTTATACGGTTTCGGACCGTCTTTTCGGTCACGCCCATATACTCGGCCATACCGGATAAAGTAACCTTGCCGTCAATCATGCAAGCATCAAATGCCGTTTCGAGCGATTCTTTACGCTCGTCCTTACGTTCCTTTTCGGTCTTTTTCTTGCTGAAATTCTTTTGCCAGCCTGCTGCTCTGCCGTCATCGGGCTGTATGTCTTTTAATACGTCGGTCTTGTCTATACGATGAACGGGATAATCAAACCAAACGTTCACCGGCGGGAACTTCGGGAACTCTCGGAGCGTGCCTTCTATACGCCACGCTGTACGGCTCTCTGTGCGTTTTTCACACTTGGTAATGAAATCACACACATGCTTATAATCTGCGTCCGGCACAGCGTTTCTGAGTGCTTCACGCATCTGCTTTGCACTGCATATATCATCCTGTGAAACATCGTCTTCGTGTCCGCATTTCTTCAGCTGGTCATAGCATATCTTGCAGGTCATCTTGTCTTTTTCGTGCTTTATTATGCTGTCGGTAAGCTCCAGCTCCGTAAGGTCAAGCAGTGCATCTGGATCTCTTGCGAATACACCTGAACCCGAGGCTCTGTCCATTGAACGCTTACCGCCCTGTGCACCTTTTGAATGGTGATGACAGTATATAACTGCACAGCCAAGCTCCGTGCATACCTTATCAAACTGATTGCAGAAATGCGCCATCTGATCGGCACTGTTCTCGTCACCGGTAATAACCTTATAAATCGGGTCTATGATAATGGCGATATAGTTCTTCTTGCTCGCACGGCGGATAAGTTTCGGTGCGAGCTTGTCCATCGGGACAGACTTACCTCTTAGGTTCCATATATCAATATTACTGAGATTTTGAGGTTCCCAGACAAGTGTTGTATATACATCTTTGAAACGGTGCAGACAGGAAGCCCTGTCAAGCTCAAGATTTACATACAACACCCTACCTTTGGTACAGTTCCAGCCAAGCCATTCTTTGCCTTCCGCTATTGCACAGCACATTTCTATAAGAGCATACGACTTACCCGCCTTTGACGGTCCTGCGATAAGCATTTTATGTCCCTGTCTGAGTATACCATCAATAAGCGGCGGCGCAAGTTCCGGAAGATTGCTCCACGCATCAGCCATGCTCTCGGTATCGGGCAGGTCGTCATTTACACTTTCTATCCATTCCCGCCACTCATCCCAACCGTTTTTACCGATGTCTGTATCAACTATGTACTGCCTGTTTTCACCACGCTGAACACCGGGAAGACGTGATAATCTTGACGGATTACGATTCTGCGTATCGGGTGACAGTCCGTTTTTCTGACATATCTGATACAGAAAATCTACACGTTTACGGTATTCATCGTAATTTGCGGCATCTACCTTTACAATAGCGTGCAGTGACTTCTTTCCGCTGTATACAAGCACAGCTACGGGCAGTTCAAGCTCGCAGATGATTGCGTGCTGTTTTTCTATATCTACATTGTCACTTTCAACAAGCGCATATCTGTATTCGGTTACGTTTTCATTCTTAACGCCTTTGCCGTCAAGAGGATTAAAACGTATCCATGCCCCCGCCTGAGTGTTGTAATCACCGAGAACAGAACCTATATCGCCGTCACACTGCGACAATGATTCGATAAGCTGACCTGCCGTGCGGTCATAATAGCCCTTGTTGGCAGGGATGAATTTACCGTCTTTTTCGTAGCTTTGCACAACATATCCGACATTTTCGCTCTGCTCGAATAATGCTTCAAGGTATCTGATTATTTCTCTGTGAGGCTGCCAGTCTGTCGGAGCGTTTATTTCTTTGCCCTCTATCCAGTTTTTGTTTACAACAACGTGTTCATCGTGATGTTCGTATGATATTTCATCGTCCCAGTCAAGCTCACGTTCTTCTCCCGTGCCGAACATCATTCCTCTGTCCTTAGCCATCTGAACTATGGTAGCGCCCGTGACAGGCGAGGAAGAGCCGTTGAAGCTCTCCCATTTCTTTTCACATTCGCCTTTATGGTATCTGTTGTCATTTGCCGACCAGTTATCCCATACGGTAACGGAATAGCCCTCTTCTTTGAGTGCCATACCGACATTCACCCATTCCTGATAGGAAAGGTCTGACGGGCTTATATATTTAAGTGCTTCGTTAAGGTCAAAATCAAATTCCGACATCTGAATTATTCACCACCTTCGGTTCATAGCTTGCAGGATCTATTCCGTTCGGAACGTGCCAATTGTTAGCCGCTATTCTGTCAATCAGATTTCTTGCACTTTCAAACTGCCATGTGCCGACGTGCTTAAAGCCTCTGCTTTCGAGAAAACGTATCTGCTTCGGTGTTGTAAGTCCGAGAGTGCGCCGTTTGCCGAGCCTGTCCAGCAAAAGCTGAGCTTTACCGGCATTGTCGATCTCATCGGGGAATATACCGAGCTTTTCGAGCGTTGTTTTCTGCTTGTCCGACGGAGGAGAACACTCCCAGCCGAATGCCGGAACATAGGAAGATAAGTCTTCCGCCTGAATGCTCATTTCATACTGGAGAGGATCTACAAGTTTTCTCTTGCGTTTTTTCATTTCCGCAAGCTGTTTTGCAAGCGCTTCCTCACGCTGAGCAACTACATCTTCTTTTGCCTTTTCTTCCGCCTGTTCAATATCAACCGGCATACCTGCCGCCGCTATATTTTCGGTCATCTTTTCGGCAACTTCAGGGCTTTCACATATCAGATGTGCAGGACGGCACAGCTCGTGCCTTTCTGTGTGCCACAAAAAGTCAAGCAGCAACAGATCTTTCTTACCCTCACAAAGCCTTGTTCCTCTGCCGACCATCTGACAGTACAGCCCTCTTACCTTAGTAGGTCTGAGAACTATTACGCAATCTACGCTTGGACAGTCCCAGCCTTCCGTCAGAAGCATTGAATTACACAGCACATTATATTTACCGCTATCGAAATCAGCAAGAACAGTACCTCTGTCAATGCTGTTTCCGTTGACTTCTGCCGAGCGGAAGCCTTTTTCGTTAAGTATCTTGCAGAATTTCTGACTCGTTTTTATAAGCGGCAGAAATACTACCGTTTTACGTTCCTTGCAATATTTCAGCATTTCATCCGCTATCTGATACAGATAAGGGTCAAGAGCCGTGTCAATGTCACTCGCCTTATAATCTCCTGCCTGAGTGCCGACACCTGTCAGATCGAGTTTCAGAGGAATGGTAAGTGCCTTTATCGGTGAAAGATACCCTTCTTTGATAGCTCTCGGCAAAGTATATTCATACGCCAGGCTGTCGAATACCTGTCCGAGATTTTTCATATCTCCTCTGTCCGGTGTTGCCGTAACTCCGAGTACCTTTGCTTCATCAAAATATCCGAGTATCTTCTGATAGCTGTCCGAAATGGAATGATGCGCTTCATCAATTATGATCGTATTGAAATAGTCTTTTGAAAATTGTGCAAGTCGCTTTTCTCTCATAAGCGACTGTACAGAGCCTACCGTTATACGATACCATGAGCCTATACAGCTTTCTTCCGCCTTTTCTACAGCACAGCCAAGCCCGCAGGCATTCAGTATCTTGTCCGCCGCCTGTTCAAGCAGTTCGCCCCTGTGCGCAAGTATAAGTACCCTTTCTCCGTTGCGGACACGGTCTTCTGCGATTTTTGCAAAAACTATCGTTTTACCGCAACCCGTAGGCAGTACGAGCAGGGTTTTTGAATTACCCTGCTCCCACTGTGAAAGTACCGCTGTTTTGGCTTCTTTCTGATACGGTCTTAATTCCATCAGAATTTACCCGGTGTAAATACACCCGCCTGAGAGCTTGCAGGTGCCTGAGAAACAGTCTGTGCCGGTGACGGCTCATAGAATTTTTTTATTCTGTTAGACTGCATTTCTTCGCCATTCTTGTTCTTCCAAGTATCTATGTACACCTTGCAACGACCTTTGGCACCGATGACGTTGTTCCAGTTCATGCGAAGCGGTTCGCCGTGTTTCTTCTGACCTATGCCGATAAAGAATGCCGAAAGCATACCCTCACACTTGCTGTGCAAAAACAGATTATGCTGAATTGTGGTTGAGCCTTCCGGAGCGTCTATATGAATAGATACTACAGCCTTGTTGCAAGGGGGAAGTTTTTCGCTTCCCTCATGCCTTGCACGCTCGAAGCCTGTTATCGTAAAGTCGTAGTCACCTGCGGGAAGAAGCGTAAAATCGCTTTCTTTCTCAATTACGTCGTCCCAGCCTAATTCTTTTTCAAATTCACTCATATGTTATTTCTCCTTTCGTTTATCAGAACGGGTAAGCCTCGTTCTCATAGTCTGTCATAAGCATTTCCGTTATCATTGCTTTTACCTGCTCCCATGCCCCGATAAGCACGCCCTCGATAAATTCCTTGGGATAGTCCTTTATCGGCATATCGGCAGGGAAATATCCCTTGCTTGCTACTGCCGCTCTTATCTGCTCTTCCGTTATGCTGTTTGCCGTCATAAGGTCCGCAAGAGCTTTGGGTATTCCTGAGCTTTCCTGTGTTATTGCCGGAGCAGGAGCCGGCGTTATATTATCATTCGTGGCGGTTGTTGCGTTTTCTGCAGCTGCCACTTTTGCAACAGGTGCAGTCTGAACGGTAACGGCAGGCTGTGCGGCAATATTTCTTTCGATAATGTGCTTTATCTGCCCGTACTCCATCGGAATTTCTTCCGGCAAACCGTAACGATTCTTTGCGTCCCAGCAGGGATGATGTGACGTGTACATTATGCGTCTGCCGCCCTGTGCCTTATGCTTTTTGCCGTCCTTGTCAACCGCTACCGAAATAGTCTTGTAGTTTGCGAAAAGCACCATATCAGCCCATTCTTTAACAAGAGGAGATATAAGATTGGTTGTCTTCTTGCCGAGCTTCAGCTCCCAGCGGTCATAGCTTCCGAGCTCATCGGGCTGTTCAAACTTTCTGAGGATAGCGTGAGCCGTAAGTACAACGTTAACTCCGGCTTCGATAACATCTTCAAGCAGATTAAGGAACCTGCCGAACTCTTCCTTTTCGTATACATAGCCGTTGCCATAACCGAAATCCTCAATACCCTTTTTGTCGTACTTATCGCAGATAGACTTGATGCAAAGCTGTTCCGCCCAGTCTATCGTATCAATTATAAGCGTGGCACAAGGCTTATTGAGCTTGACATACTCAATCTGGCTCTTAAGCAGCTCCCACGATGTCGGTTTATCAAAACGGGCAACGTCCATTTCCTTTGTACTACCCTCGGTGTCGATGAATAACGGATTGGGAAACTGCGATGCAAACGTTGACTTGCCTATTCCCTCAGGGCCGTATATAACCACCTTCTTGGCGGTTTCGATTCTGCCTTTAGTGATGTTCATTGTTGTACTCATCAAAATGTACCTGCCTTCCATGTTGTAGTTTCTTTCTTTTCAACCGGCTTTGAATAGCCGTCCTCGATTATGATACTGCACTCGTCACCCGTGCTTACTCTTGTGGCGATTGCCTGTAAGCCCTCGCTTTCAAGCCATCTGCCAAAGTCGTTCAGCGTATCGGTATCCATCTGTTCCAGCTTGTCTATAAGCACAAATCCGCAATTAGGATTGAGCTTGCGGACAATTGCGGTCGCAACCTTGAGCTGTTCCGAGCCGGACATATTATCCCATTTAAAACCGTTGTATGTAAGCTCGCCGTTATCTACCGACAAGCCCTCAAGCGGTAAGTCTGCACCGTCAAGAAGATCTGTTTTAGCTTTTCTGACAGACTGTATTTCTTCGGTAAGCTGTATATACTGAGTTTTATACGCTTCAGCGTCAAGTTCAGCTTTTTCACGGTCAAGATTTGCACGGACCTTTGCGTTTATCTGCTCAATGTCTGCTATACTCTGTTCAAGCTCTGCCGTGCTCTCGTCTGCAAGGTCTTCAGCGTCACGATGTGCGGTTTCTGCGTTTACCGTTGCCGTTTCAAGTCTTGACTGTGCTTCTTCGTATGCCTTCCGAGCCAACTCAAGTTCTCTGTCGTACTGCTCTCTGAGCTGTCTTTTACGCTGATTTTCGCCGTTTCTTGCAAGAATATCCTGCTGCTGTCTGATAAGCTCGGTTGCAGACACAAACTCTTTCGGAGCATCTGCGAATACCGGCATTTCCTTAGCGTATTTCTTCTTCTGATCCGCTATCTGACCGATAGTGTGACGCTGATTGTACAGCTTCTGTTCTTCGGTTTCAAGTTCGTACAGCTTATCGCCTACACCGATTATTCTGAGGAGAGTATCCGCCTTTTCCTTGCTTGACCGGTCGAGAAACTTAGGAAGATCAAGTGCAAACTGTTCTACAAATTCGTTGAGCAGCTGCTGACCGCCCTTGTTGCCGTCCGGATCAATAACCTTGAGCGTACTGTTATTGCCGCTTCTGACTACCTTTATACCGTTGCTGAGCGTAACTTCCATGTGGGGCGGAATCACAGAGCCTTCCCGCACAGCCTGTGACGGTTTCAGCCTGTCACCGCCGAGTGCCCATGCAATAGCGTCAAGCACCGATGTCTTGCCCTGATTGTTCTTACCGCCGATTATCATAAGACCGTTCTCGGCAGGCGTTAACTGTACCGCTTTTACTCGCTTGACATTTTCAATTTCAAGTGAGCTGATTTTTACTGACATTTGGTTTTCCTCCTTATAATTTAGCAATCAAATCCCCGCACGCATTCAGAACGGAACGGAAAGCCTTTATATAACTGCTGCGTTCATTTTCTGACGCATTGCTTACAAGCTCTAACGCTTCATTGAATTCACGCTGTATATTTTTCAGATGAATCTTGAAGATTTCTTTACTGTTGCCACTTGCTTCTTCGTGTGCAATCGATTGCACTTTTTTCTTTTCATCAGCAAGCTTTTTATCGTATTCCGCTCTTGCGGCAGCTTCGACTTCTGCTCTTATTTTTGCAATATCCTCCGCTGAGGGTTCGGCAACTGCCACTTCAACAGGACGCTTTTCAAGTTCAGCTATCTGTAACTTCAGCTTTTCATTTTCTTCTGCGGTTCGCCGCATAGCATTTCCTGTATTGTCAAGCCGTGCTTGTAACGAATTGATCCTGCTGTCTTTATCTCTGCCAACCCGCTCCATTTCTACTTGTTTTGATTTTAATTCTGTTTCCAGCTGCGTTATTTTGTCACTGTCAGTTACTGATGTAAACTCAAAGCGTAATTGTTCATTTTTATCGGTAAGCTCCTTTATCTTTTCCTTGAGCTCTCTCACTGACAGTTCTTCGGCTTTGCCGCTCTCTATAAGCTCCTCACGTTCCTCTTTGCCGAGAGATTTAAGAGCGATCAGTTTGGTACTGCCGAGATACGCAAGTCTGGAAAGATCATCTATCTTGTACTGTTCAACAAGTGATATGAGATTATAAGCCTGTCTTTTTCCCGTCTTTGTGGCATTTTCGCAGTATTCGGCAAAATCGGAATATCCGAGTTCTGCATAAAGCCGCCTATCTCTGATTTCTTTAAGATCTATGGCAATCTGCGTTAAAGACTGAGCTGCAACCTGTTCCTGAATCATCAGATCCTGATGCACCGCCTGAGCCTGCTGATACAGTGTAAGCTGTTCGGTCATGCTGTTTTCCTCCTTGATTTTGTTTTTGATTTTTTCGCCGCAATACCGTCAAGGTACTGCTGATACATCTTTTCGACATTGATTATTTCTTGTGGCTTTTCCTGCCCGCCGTTTGTAACCCAGTTGTTTTTATAACCTCTGCACTGGACTATTTTATAGTCGTTTGATACCTCTATCGTGTAATACGGCTCGTCCGGTGCGGATTTTCGGCGAAGAAACATAATCGTCAGCTTGCCGGTTGCGTGTCTTTCGGCGTAGCCGCCGACACAGTGGCTTAGCTTCTGACCTTCGGCAACTATTTCGTCTGTGCTGGCGGGCTGACGGATAAAGTAATCACCAATCGAAAATTCAAGTATCTTTCGCTTTAATTTCAAAGTGTTCAGCTGTTCAGCCAGTTTAGCGTTTTTCTTTGCTTTTTCTTCAAGCTCCCGTGCCTGTCGCATAGCTTCTGCACGGTCGTGAGCCGCTTTAAGATTTTTCGGAAAGCATATCTGTCTGTCGCTGAAATCGGCTTCGAAGCTCTGCATTATACGGACATAATCCATATAGTCATAAATCGGGGTTTTCTGCTTTACAAGATACTTCATAATTTCGTATCTGTCGGCAGGTAACAAAACGAGTCTTTTTTCAAGTTCGTCAAGTGTGCCAAAAGAATAGTGAACAAAATTGAATGTATCAATAAGACATTTAAGGTCGATAATCTTAGGAAATGCCTCTCTCGCTTCAAAATAATCTCTGTACCCGATTTGTCCTTTGCGGATTGCCCGCATAACATCTTTTGTTACACCGAGCATTTTGTGCGGTTCGGTTTCAGCCCAGTTGATCATGTCTTTATTGCACTCTACGCTATTATATAAGCCACACTTAACGAGCGCCTCAACATTTTTGTGCGACTGCCAGAACCGCAGATATGATATGCTTCCGAAATTCTCGCTCATTGCCGAATGCTCGCAAGCTGTTCCTTTTAATGCGGGAAAATTAACAAAGGTATAATAATCCCAACAATTTTGAAATACAGGTTTACCAAATTTTGTTCGCAGCCCCCAGCCTGTCACTACCTTTGTGTAGTAACCGTTTTTACTCTCCCATGCGTATTTAGGACCATAACGAAACGCTTGATTTGCCGTGAACAAATACCGCTGAACCTCATTGATTGCGATATGCGGCATAATTTCACGAGCATTAAAAAACAGCGTAACCGTGTAGAAACGTATGTACAGATTATCGGTTTTGCCGTCTGACAAAAACACTCCGACATTTGATTTGCACTCAACAACCGAGCCGTGAAAATTGTGATAATTGTATATCGCAGTGACAATTTCGCCGCAGTGCGAGCATACGGTAGTCTGTCTGTGTTTGATCGAGCTGTCATACTCACCGGGATACAGCTTTTCTTCGCATGCCGTGCAATATGCTGTGCCGTCATTATCTATAATAAGATACTTAATCGGCAATGTCTTTCTAAGCTCACGTTCAAGCTCTGCTGTAAGCGGCGGAAAATTGTCTGTATAGCTTTCGGCTTCTTTTCTTGTCATACTGCCGCACCTCAGAAGTCGAGCAGGCTGTCAAGGTCAAGCTGTAGCTTGCCGCTGCCTGCTTCTGTGGACGTTTCGTTGTTGCTGAATCCGCCGTCACCGAGATCAAGCGTCATAGTGCATTTGATGTCAGCACCGGGAAAGTAAAACGCTACTGCACGCTTGTATACATCGAGATCGGATATGTGTTCCTTAGCTCCTGCAACGCTTGCCTTTAGGCAGTCGGCAAAAGACTTGTCCGACTGCTCTATAGCCTGTGCAAATTCGCTGTTCTGCTTTGCAAAAATGCAGATCTCGTCAAGCACATAGGGCTTAACAACGTTTTCGTATTTGCCGAGCTTTGCGTCTGTCAGCTCAGCTGTAAGTTTTTCTCTTATATCCATTGACTTTTTCCTTTGCCAGTGTTATACTGGTCTTGCATAAATATTTGTTTTGCTCCCTTCGGGGAGCTCTTTTTTTATTCTCTACCGACAACCTCATAGACCACTTTGTGTATGTTTGTCATACTGTAGCACGTTTCGCTTTGCGTATGTCCTTTTCTGTGAAAGTGTGTTTCTGTTGCATCGAAAAGGTGTGCATTACAGCTTTCAAACACAAACTCGCACCAGTTGCCGTAATCGCCATACTCGGTACGGAAGATGTCGCCCGGTTGAATTTCTGAGGCATTCTTGACGATAGGCTTGTCATATCTAATCATCATCGTCTTCGTCCTCCTCGCCTTCGCAGTCTGTTACATTGATATTGTTCACAATGCCGGCAAGTGCTTGAACAATTGCCATTACTTCTTCGTAGGTAGCAACCGTTGTGCTAACTTTAAACTTCATTTCTTCCCTCTCTCTTAATCCGTATCTACATTAATCCCGGTGATCTCTTTGAAAATAGCCTTGTCGAAGTTCGGGATTGCTGTGATAATTGCCTTTTGACGATCAGAAAGCTCACACCACCAAAGAACGGTAGATTCGGAATTATCCAGTTTTTTCAGATAACCGTCCGTAGTTTCAGCTTTCGGGTGTTCTGCCTTTTCTTCATCTGTCATATTGGAATACTGAACCCACTGTACTACATTGTTCGATATCCGCTCAATCAGGCAACAAGCTTCACTATTCAACCAATCACGATATGTCCAGCTTGACGGCTTATTGAACAGGTAAATTTTCGGGCTTGTGGTGTTAAAACAACCATTAGAAAAGCTGCACTTGTTCCAATCGCCACTGTTGCAATCGCCGCTGTTGCAATCGCCGCTGTTGTGATCGCCGCTGTTGCAATTGCCGCTGTTGCAATTGCCGCTGTTCCAATTGCCGCTGTTGCAATCGCCGCTGTTCCAATTGCCGCTGTTGCGATTGCCGCTGTTGTGATCGCCACTGTTGCAATTGCCGCTGTTGCGATTGCCGCTGTTGCAATCGCCGCTGTTGCGATTGCCGCTGTTGCAACGTCCGGTGCAACCTTTCCCGGTGTTTACAAGGCCAAGCAATTCAGACCACGGGATTTCACGAACTACTTCAAGTTTATTCGTAGCGCACTTATCGCCTTCTTCTGATACTTCGCCGTAAGCTATGACTTCTGCAACCTTGTTATTCGGGTCGAATGAATAATAATTGAAGCAGTCGCTTGCCCTCTTGCAGAAGTGCATCCCTTCATTACAAACAGACGGTGTAACATCTTCTTCAAACCTTCCGGGACAACCGTACTGCTTGTTTTTACACGTCCAATCAGGATTGAACACCTTGAACCCTTTAACAACTCCTATTTCACTCATTTTCTTTGTCCTCTCTTTCTGTTCAGCTCCGCCACCTGCCTTGCCCAGCGGTAGTTCTGCTGCTCTTCCAGTGTTGCTTTCGCCTTCCAGGCAACATACTCGCCGTAGCTCATGCCGTGATCGGTGGCTTCTTTGGCGAGCCTTTCAAGGTCTGTCATTGCGTCCACCCCCGATCATATCCCTATACCATACCTTCATCAGCCATCCCAGCCCGTACCAGACCGCAACAGCGACTATTGCAACGGGGAGCATTTCGCCGCCGACCGCACGATAGCCCCTCTGGGCGTAAGCCAGTGCCGACATCGGTATGTACATCATTACTGCCGCAGAGGCTGTTATCCAGGCTCTGAGGAGCAGGGACAGTATACGGGCAATTATCTTTCCTATCTTCATGCTGTCACCCCCGTGTTAGAAATGCTTTCAAGGTAATCCTTGAGATCGTGCTTATTTATCAGCCAACGACGAGAAAACTTAGAGCCTTTGATTACGCCGTTTGCCGCTAAGCTCCTGATATGGTCATCTGTCGAGTGTAACAGATTCGCCACTTCTCCTGTGGTCATCAGCAACGGGAGTTCGTCCCAGTCATAGATGACTTTGCTTTTGTTAAAAAACTTCATAATGTGCCTCCTTCGTCTATGAATAGGAACCGGAACTTACACCGCAATATATTTGTTTATAAAATATGTCTGACCTTTCCCGGTTACCTTTGTTGTACGATTTATTCGTACCGAACCGTCCGGATTGTTCACTGTGCTTTCCTTGACTTCAAACAATCCCATTTCCATCGCTCTCTGTGTAGGCATATTGTGCGAATTGCCGCCATTTATCAGATAGCCGTCCTGCCTTAACTGCTCGAATAACCTTTTCTGCCCTGTCTGAACGCCATTTTGCTTAAGGATTTTTGCAAGGTCGCCTATCAGTATTGATGTGTGTGCCGTTTCAACTGCTTTCGCAAATAACACTTTAGGCTTGTCCTGCTCAACCTGTGCTTCTAACTCTATTCGCTTTGTTTTTTCTTCTTTGAGCTTTGTTGCAAGCTGTATCAGAAAGTCCGGAGACGTCAGCGCATGCTCAAGTGTATCGTCTGTCATATATGCACCGTTTCTGCGTATTGTTGGCAACACCTCGTCAAACACCCAGCTCTCAAACTGTTCAGCCGCAGGAAGCTTGCTGTGCGTTATCAGGCGGTAGACATTGCCCTCGTTGATAAATTTTGCATGCTGTTCTCTGCCCATGTTGTCGATGAGGTCGTGAAACACTACCCCATCTTCTTTACAATGTCTTGCAAGTGCGTCCTTTGTGTTTGAATACCCGAGTGCCTTTGCAATGTCCGAACCGCAGAACAGCACTGTGCCGTTCTCATCAATTGTCCTTATCTCGCCAAACTGGGCGTTGTTGAAAATCTGTAAATTGTTCATGTATGTCCTCCTTTAATCTTTAAAAAATGGTATGTACTTTTTATCACAGTAAACTAGTTTTACTCCTAATTCATCTGCAATTTTTTCAGCAACCTTTCGACTGTTATTTGCCCCGCACATAAAACATTTAATCGTGCTTTCTGTAAAACCAATCTTCTTCGCAAGTTTATAATATGTCATCCGCTTACTCTTAAGATTTTCTTTGGCAAAATGCCTAAATTCATCGTACATATTCCTACCTCCTTTCAACAAATCAACAAATTTTGTTTGATGCTATTGACACAAGTTGATAAAACTGTTACTATTAAATCAGCAAAGTTTAAAAATTGTAAACTTCCCTTTAGTCTGTCAGCTAAACTTGAACTAAAGAAAAGTTGGAATTTCATCAACCGTATACGCATATTATAGTTGATATTATTCCAATTGTCAACCCTTTAAGTTGTTATTTTTTCAACTTTGTTAAATTCAAACAAAAAGGAGGGTGAAAATATGGAGATAATAGATAAAATTTCAGAATTGCTTATTAAAAAAAATAAAACACAAAAAGAACTCACCGATTATCTAGGGTTAGATAAAAGTACTTATTCAGCATGGAAAAACGGAAAAAGCAGATCATACAATAAATACTTAAAAGAAATTGCAACTTTTTTGTGCGTCTCAGTTAGTGATTTGATAGGTGACGATAGTAATCTAAACAATGAAGTGAATAATATTTATTTTAGTTTCGCAAAAAAAGCACAAGACAATGGAATAGACCCTAATGATATTGAAATGGCAATTGCAATGATTTTGAAACTTAAAGATAAGGGCAATAAGGAGGAATAATTATTAGTTACTACACTAAGGAAAAACTATATAAGTTAATCGCAGAAAAAAGAGTCCAGTTTAATATTTCTAGTTCAGATTATCCTCTTGATATTTTTGAATTATGTAAGAAATTTAAGAATGTTAAGATAAAAACACTTCCTTTTTCGACGTATGATTTGCGAGGAATTGTTAGAATTGCTAAAAACAGAGATGAGAATCATGTTATACTATTAAACGAAAACAAGTCGTTTGTCGAACAAAACTATCATGGATTTCATGAACTAACACACATTTTGACTGTTGATGAGCCTGGAACTACTTTGAATTGTTTTGGAAATACTAGACCTAATCAAAATAGTTATATTGAATGGCTTGCAAATGAGGGTGCAGCTGAATTTCTTATGCCATACAAAGAAATACTTCCGATAATTAGAAATGAAAGTAAAACATTTGACGAGCACTCAATGCCAATTTTTGATTTATCGGAAAAACTAAGTAATATGTACAATGTGTCTACCGTTGTGGTGCAAAATAGAATATCCAGTTTGTCATACGAAATATGGCAGTATCTTAGTGGTACTGATATTGACGAAATACAATTGATGTCACATTCTGAACAGCAACGCAAAGGTATTAACGTAGATTCATTACTCGATATCGAAAACAAAATGTTTGACGCTTGTTGGAACTACGAGCAGACTAAAGTACCGATAAAACCTTTCTTTTTTTATTCGAAGGATTACATATTTGCAGTAAGCAGTCGTTGTTATTAAGCGTTTGAAATAGGAGGTGCAAATATGAAAAAACGTGCGGACGGCAGAATACAGAAAAAAGTATACGTCGGTCTTGAAAACGGTGTTAAAAAGTATCGCTATGTCTACGGCTACAGCAAAAAAGAAGTCGAAATGAAAGCGGCCGAACTGAAAACACAGCTCGGCAAAGGTATAGATATTATCGGTGCAAGAAACAGTTTCGGTTTTTGGCTTGAACGTTGGATTCAGTATAAACAAAGCACTGTAAGCGAAAGCTGGATGAGTGTTATCCGTACAAATGCCAAGCGACTTGCATCTATGGCAGCGGTGCCGATAGGCTCTGTCACTGTTCTTGATGTATCGGAGATCCTTAACGATATGGCACATGAAGGCAAAGCTAAACGAACCATTAAGGCAGTACGTGATATTGCAAACGGTGTGATGCGCCTTGCGGTACAAGCAAGAGTTATCGAGTATAATCCTATCTCTTGTATGGAACTTCCTCGTACCGAGCCGGCTGTTGAACGTGAAACTATCACCGAAGAACAACAAGCTTGGGTGCGCAATACACCGCACAGAGCACAGACAGCCGCTATGATTATGTTATATGCAGGCCTGAGGAGGGGCGAACTTATCCCTCTGCAATGGACCGATATAGATTTAACCGAAAAAACAATATCCGTTACTAAATCGGTAGAAATGATAAACGGCAAACCGTCGCAGAAAAGAGGTGGAAAGACGTATTATGCAAAACGTACAATCGCCATTCCGCAGTTGCTTGTAGATTATCTGAAAGAACAACCTAAAACATCGTTTCTTGTCTGCCCTACTGCAAAAGGTCAGATGCACGGGAATACTTCCTGGCGCAGACTGTGGGAAAGCTACATGTCCGTTCTCAATTTAAAATACGGCGATTTCAGCAACGTCATAGTTGACGGTAAGCCTCTGCCTATGCCCAGCAGCAGATTCCAGCCCGGTGGGGTTCCTATGGTTATAGACACCTTTACCGCTCATCAGCTCAGGCACACTTACGTTACGCTCCTGTATCTTGCTGGCGTTGATCTGCTGACCGCAAAAGATCAAGCAGGTCACAAAAGTATACAAGTTACTGCTGATATATACACCCACCTTGACCGAATATATAAAAATCGTGAGGTTGTCAAACTGGATGAATATCTCACAAGAAGCAGTACAGAGGGGTGTCAGAGGGGCGTCAATTAAAACAGTAATTTTGCTTATTTAAGCCGAAAACAAGTGCTTTTTCAATAGCCTCCGACGCTATGTGTCGTGCGTTCGAATCGCATCAGGCGTGCCAAAAAACTGCATCGCAATCAACCGTATTTGATTGCGGTGCTTGTTTTTTG